TTTCTTTCTTTACCATTAGCACCTATGATTGTATACATAGGTTCACCATCTCTGGTATACCAATGACCAGACTCCGATTTATATTTAGAAGCTGCTAGTTTATTATATACTTCCTGAGAAGAACTGTCAATAGTTTTTTCATTTTTCTTTGGCATTTTCTGACTCCTTGAATGCTTTTATAACATCACTTGAAAATAATTTTTGTAAATTAACTAAGAACATTTTACTTGCGTTGTGGTCTCCACCTGATACAGTTTTAAATGTGTCTAACTTATCTACTATAGTTCTTAGTACATCTGTTTTAAAAACTAATGTACAAAATTCATTATCACCTACACATAGATTATGAAACCAGTAATCAGATTCAGTTGCTCTTATTCCAGATGGCTTGTTCCAACATTCATATTCTACACAAATATTTCCTGTCTTCATCCACATACCTCGTTCTGATTTGACCTCTATCTTTTTATTTGTTAGCATGTCTGCTATCTTTTCTTCTCTGATTGAACCATACTGTAAATCCAAATCAAATTTCTTTCTATCTTCTTCAATAGGTTTCATTATAACTCCTCTATATTGCTGATAATATCTTCAGCTATTTTTGTGTCTACTTTAAACCACTCACCCTTTCTTTCTTCTGCATATTTTTTTAATACTGAATGTGCTTTAGCTTCTGCTTTTTTTCTATCATCGAAATGTTTACTATAACATAATTTGTAATCTCTAAAGGGGCTACTTGTTTGATATTGTTTACATCTATCTTCGGCATCTATAGCCATTCCTACCTTAATCCAATTAGTCCAACAAGGATTAGTGATAATATATACATAACCTTCATCTGTTATTTCATATCCTTTTAAGGCAGAGAAAGCTGCACCTTCAAAAGTTTTAAATCTTCCTGCTTTATATAAAGGATGTTTTTTTGGTACATACTTACCATTAACATACATCCTATCTGGATTATGTTTTGTTCGATTGGGATTATTACAATCTTGACATTGTGTCCTATTAGTTTTTTTCCAAGAACTATTCCAATTAGCATCTGTTAGTTCTACACCACATGTATTACAATTTTCTTTAGTGTGTTTCACTCCAGTTCCCTCCTATCTTGTATTCGCCATCCAACGGACAACGAAGATTAAAATTTTCTCCAGCCTTGATTATACTTTCAACAGCTAAAGAACCTGCAAAATCTGCTTGACTTTCTTTTACTTCTATCTGCCACTCATCATGTATGTTAGCAACGAACTTATAATTGATTGCGTTTAAACGTAATATAGAATCTAACTCAACCAATGCCTTCTTCATTACTATAGAACCTGCTCCTTGTAACAAAGTATTCAAAGCTGAATGTTGATTACGAACATAAAGCTTACGACCATCTATACCTTTGAGATAAGTTTTTGTAGATGCTCTTTGTACTCTGTCTCTAAGAGATTTAAATGAAGGCTTATTATCGAAGAAATGTTGTCTAGCTCTTCGACCATCTGTTTTACTTCCACCAACCACGCTTCCAAGTTTTTCATCTCCTGCTCCGTACATGAGGGCATAGATGAATGTCTTTGCCTTATCTCTAGATTCAAGCTGTGCAAGTTTTTGATTAGAGGTGTGTATGTCTCCGTTAATGATTTCATTTATGAACTCCTCGTCAGCCATATAGTGTGCCAACATTCTTATTTCTAATCCACTAGCATCAACTCCTAGTAGAACATTACCTTCATCCACAGTCCAACAAGCTCTACACTCTTTACCAAAAGGACTAGAGATACTAGGAACTTGTGCCATGTTAGGATTACGATGAGTCATGCGACCTGTTATAGTACCATTAGGTATTACAAAGCCATGTACCCTACCATCATCTTTAACTGCTTCAAACCACGAATCAATTTGTGCGATTCTCTTTTGTAATAAAAGAAAGTCTGCAATTAATTTAGCTTCATGGATATGAGTTATCTTGGATAAAGTTTTTTCATCTACGATAGGCTGACCTGTTGGTGTAAATCTATCTGGCTTCCAACCAAAGTCAATTAAGTATTCGCCTATCTGTTTACGACTACCAAGATTAAACTCTTGTAAAGTCTTACGCATGAATGGATTAAAGTTGGAAGTGTTTAAACAGTTTGTATATTCTTCATCAGTTAATCCACGTTTAGATAACTGACCATCTTTTCTAATGTAAGGTGTGACTAACTTATCATCTACCCACTTAGATTTAAACGTCTTCTGTACTTCTTCTTCTATTGATTGTTTCTTCTCTCTTAACTCAGCTAATAATAGTTCAGCATGTTGCATATCAAATCTGAATCCATTAGTTTCTTGTTGTCTAATAATCTTAGCAACACCCTGCTCAATCTTAATTGAGTCTTGAGAAAATCCTTTACTCTCTTTTCTTAATTCTTTTAATACTTGTGTATTTAATTCTACATCTCTTACACAATAGTCTAACATTTCCTGTGAGTAATTAAGATAATCATTGAAGTCTATTTTATTATAACCTAACTTGTATCCCCAGTTCTCTAGGCTGTGTCCACCTTCTCGTGTAGGATTAAACAAACGTGAAAGAACTAATGTATCTATAACAGGGATGGCTGATAAATCTACATCACTAAACTTATGTACCATTGGTATATCAAAGCCTATGATGTTATGACCTATAAGTTTATCAGCAGTAGCTAGAAACTCATAGCCCTGTTGTAATTCATCTGGAGTAAACTTAAATAACTCTCCAGTCTCAGGGTTTTGAGCTACAATACACCATACTTTAGTTGCTTGTAAGTCATCTGTTTCTATATCAAATACTAAATCCATAATTAAAATGCTTCATCTGAACTGTCATCAAACTCTATGTCTTCATCACTTAGTTCAGTAAGCCTCCCAGTTTCGTTATCATATATTACTCTACAAGCCATACCTACATCTCCTGTATATCTTGATTTCAATACACGCATCTTAGTTGTTCTAGCTTCATCCATGTCATCAGATTGTTGGTTTCTTTCTAATGCTATCACACAATCACTAAGTTGTCCAATACTATTTGAACCTCGTAAGTGTGATAGAGAAACTTCTATACCATTCTCATGTCCCTTGTTACCATCTACTCTACGTAAGTGGGAAACTAAAATAATACCTGCACCTGTTTCTTCTACTAAACTTCTCAGCCTAGTCATAATAGAATCAATAGCTCTTCGTTCATCGCCTTCGTGCACAGCACTAACTAACATATGTAGATGGTCTACGACTATCCACTTACAATCACATCCTATAATCATAAACCTAAGTTTAGTAAAGATGTCATCAATATCATTAGTACCAAAATGAGAATGTACCCATACTCTATTCTTGTTATCGCCATCATACAGTATGTCAAACATTTTGTCAAGTTCGTCTACTGAAAACTTCTCACGTTCTTGGTCAATGTATAGTCTAGCATTAGCTTCAATAGATAAAATACCATCAATGGTTCTTCTCCAATCTTCTTCAAGTGCTATGATACCTACGTTGTCTTCAGTCTCTTTGATAAGCCAATGCTCTAGCTCTCTAGTCACACTAGACTTACCAAGACCTGTTCCACCTGTAAGAGTTACAAGTTCTCCTTGTCTGAGTCCATAGAGTTTCTTATTCAATCCTTTGTAAGGATAAGGAACGCTTTGTTTCTTTTCTCTATTGTGAAATTTTTCTCGTTGCTCTGAGACATTGATGACACCGGATGGTGTATAGACTTTAGCTGCCCACCACGATTCAACAAACTCTTTATGCTTGTTGTTTCTAAGCATATCGTTAGGGTCTTTGTACCCATTGGGGAGTGTAACTATCTTAGCCTTACTAGGTTTAAACAGCCTCGCTACTTTTATTGCTGCTTCCTTTCCTGCTTTGTCATTATCAAATGCAATGATTACATTTTCAAATTCATCAAAGAACTCTAGGCTTTCTTTTACATCACGTACAGCTCCTTGAGCACCACGTTTGATGGATACCACAGCCCACTTACTTCCTAGCAATTCGTAAGCTGCCATCGCATCACACTCCCCTTCCGTTATAGTAACATACTTACCACTCTTGAAGAGTTGTTGTCCGAACAAACCTGTTTCATTATAAGTACCGGAAACAAAAAAGTCTTTGCTCTTTACATTCCTACACTTAGTACCTGCAAGTTCATGTCCGTTGTAGTATGGATAAAAATGTTTAATGACATTACCTTGATGGTCATGTACTACCTTTACTCCATACTTAGTTGCAGTAGGCTGAGAGATTTTTCTATCTGTTAAAGATGAAAACACTCCCTCATCTACTACGTCAGGTTGTTTAGTTTCTGTTTTAAATTCCATATCTTTTCCCTCACATGCTTTATTATAGTCAGGCATAAACTCACCACAACTAAAGCACTTTGCTGAACCATCTTCGTTGATTCCAACAGCATCACTACTGTTACAAAGTGGACAAGGTTGATGTAACTTATCCCAAGTTTTTTCCATGTTAGCCCTCACTATGTTTAAACGTTATCTGTTGTCTCTGCTTCTACAGTCTCCACTTCTTCAACAGGTTCTTCTACTTCTACCATAGCTTCAGGAGTTTCTTTTAAAAGATTCTCAAGATTACTTCTATGTGTAGAACTTGCAAACTGTAATGCTTCTATGATAGTTTCTAAACTTCCTACCTTAGATATAGTTACAGTTGCTCCACGCTTCTTATCCTCATCTGCTATTTTATTAACATCATATTGGACTTCACCATCATCATTTTTTATATTAATAATCATATTAAAATTCCTCGTTGTCAGAGTCTTCCTCTGCATATTCAACTAAGTTTAATACCTTCACAGCCATAAGCTCTGCGAATGTACCATATGTTCCAGTATAAGGTTTAATCTTAACCCTTACTGTTGAGCCATTTCCAACAGACATATCTATAGAATTACCTTCGCTATCAACTAACTTAGGTGCATCATTAGGTGTGCCATCTTTTCTATTGGCTTGTTTACTAAAAGAGAATGCAGGTTCATCATACTTAAGCTGACCATCTCTGGTTCTCACTTGTTTTAAACCTAGACCCTCCAGTCTATTAGCAGTATCCTCATCTGTAAGTACAACGATTTGATATTTGTGTGGTTCAAATCTCCTGTTAGGTGTAGTCACGTTAGCATACATACTCTTTCCATCTAAATACTCATACATAGTTTTGTCCTCCATAGGTTGTATTAAGTGTAGCCATTATATCATACTTTGGCTTTGAGTTCAATAGTTTTTTGAAATTAATTTTAAGTAATTTAAACAAGGCGTTGTATTTGGATTGTTCCTTTAAGTCCCATCCACAGTTTTAGGACACCTTGTTTAAACGTTTCAAAAGGAGCTGGTTTTGAGGGCACAAGACCAGAAACTTGCACGACTGAATCGCTTGTCATAAGTATAAAAGGAATTTTATGAGGGCTATCCTTATGACACGCCACGAACATCTCCATCATTGTAATTAAAAAATTCTGTCCAACAAAAATCTATGTCCTTAAGAAAAGAAACTTTATAGTAATCGTTTACATGCTCTACCATATATCCTGTTTGAGTAGGTAAGTCTTCTATAAACTTTTGAAAGTTTCTATACTCATCCCTTGTTAAAGTTTTTGTTTTGTTGTTGTCCATAATGGTGTGTATTATATCATATCTTAATTACAAAGTCCACAATTATTTTAAAAATATTTGTTAAGAACTTCAAGCTTGTCATTGTATTCAGAAATCTTTTGTAGCTCATCCTCTAACGTTTGTAAAGTATCTGGATGCTCTGCTACTCCTACTGATTTATCTAATATAATATTGACATTCATAATGTGCCAACCTATATGACCTTCAAATGTATTCTTCAACGCTTGTAAAATTTCTTCTCTCATACTACCCTCCTAAGAATAGTTTTAAAATACCACTAAACAATATCACTACTGCTACAGCATTTAAAATAATTAATGCTCTGTCTTTCCACAGAACCCCTACCCACAACCAACCTAAACATCCTACAAAGGATAGCATTAAATCAAACTGTGGTAAAACTTGTGCACCTCTAAACGACATTGCTAATAACATGATGGCTGATGCTGACCATTTAACGTACCAAGATAAATCATATTTAGGTGTTGCTGATTTAAATATTCTTTTAGAATTTTCTAATTCTTGTTTACTAAAATTCTGTGTCATGCTACATACCTTGTATCTATAATATAGCAATCACGTTTAAACGTTGTGTCGCAAACACTAAATGCAACAATGAAACACGCTAACATAAAAAATAAATATATAAAATCTCTACCATTAAATTGTGGTGTCATGCTCCACCTCTGCAATACAAATCTACTAACTCTTGTCCTGTTTTTTCTTCTCCAAAAATATGTATTGTCTCGCCATATTTTTTTCTAACAATCAATCCATTATTATATTCTATGTCCATCACCTTTCCAACCTCAGTATCCCAAGGTCTATCGTCATACCACATAGATTTTAAGCTGTGAACATGAATGCTTTTAGGAACTTTTGCCCACTCTTCTGCTTCAATTAGCAACTTTTGTTGACTAACTCTATCATCATGCTCTGTCATCATAGTCCTCCTCTCCTAACATATCCTCACTATACTCATTTGTATCTACAATCGGTGCATTATTGTAGTAATCATCTACAACATCATCAATATTTATAATTCTTTTTGTATCATCACTCATATTTATATCCTTTTTAAAATATTTTAATTATTTAATTTATTAATTATTATAATTATTTGTTTGATACCTTAAAAAATTTAAAAGATTATAACATTTTTTATAAGGTAAGTCAAACACTTTGTTAATTAATTGAGTCTGTTTAAACATACTCTTCTATTGGTTTGATTTGAAATGCCCAAGCCCAATGACCATTATCTAAATCAATGATTTGGTTTCGTTCTTGTATATGCCACCAGTCTATTTCATCTACAGCTACACCATCCTTACTTCCGTTAGAATAATTTACCTGTATACCTACGACTGTTGCTTCTCTGTGTGCTTCCATACCGAATCCACCACTCCAAGAAACAGCATCTCCCACTCTCAATGTATCACTCATCATCTTCCTCCTTATTATCTTTCACTAATGTTAGTGTTGGTTTATCATCTATCTTAAAATCTGGGGTGAACATTATCATAGGTTCAATAGGTTGTCCATCCATATCCCAAGTATCTATTATTAATTCATCTGTTGAGTCATCTATGTATATTGTTTTACCTGTTGTTGTCGTAATATAAGCTACGTTCTTTTCTCTTATATCTATAATCATGCTACCTCCTTAGTCCACCAGTCTGGTTTGGCTCTACCTTTTTCCCACTTAGCGTAATGCTTTTCGTTAATACAGTAATCTCTGTACGCTTTGATGGGGTTATCATTCTTGTACTCATCTGGCATAGCTTGTGCAACTGTTGTCATCTGACCACTCTTTATATTTTTAGGGAATTGCATTAAAGGTTTAGCCAACTTAATAATACTTGCATGTTCCTTACCATATCTGTAAGTGTACTCCATTCCTAGTGCTAGAAAATGAGCATATAACCATGAGTAATTTTCATTACATTCTCTAGCCCATATCGTACACGGATGATTCCAGTATGCTCGTTTGTAAAGTCCTACACTATCTGCATACTCATCCCCATCTAACTCTCTGTGTGCAGTACAGAGCATCTGTGCAGTTTCTAAGGGCATCTTCACTAGCATCTTATCTGGTTGTGCTTCTGCCGATTGTATTGGGCTATCATAAAAATAAAATATATTCATATTACCTCCTTTATTTTATCCAACATTTATATCCTGTGCATTTGTCAAGGGTATCTCCACAATGCTCACAATAATCTTTATCTTGTTTAAACATATCCTGTTGATAGTCATTAGCCATATCATCTAACTCTTGTGATGACATACCATTCGTAGCATGATGAGATAGAAACTTTATAAGTAAAGTCGCATCAACATCTTGCCCCTGCCTATCATACATGAACTCGCAACAATCATCAAACAAATCTGGTCTGTCTGGTATCTGCCAGAGTCTGTTTAAACGTTCTCGTATCTGATACATTTGTTCAGTTTTAATTAATTCGTTATCCATTAAGTCCCTCCACAAAATCCCAACCATCTGTTAATATATTTTCTTCGACTGCCCATTTATAATCTGGGTCGCCAATATCTCCATCATGTTCTGCTGTACTACCATCTTTATAAGTAATATGTAGCGTTCCATATTTGATATAGTAATCGTCTACCTTATCAAAGTCAACCCCTAATTCTTTTAAATCAAAAGTAATTGGTGCTTGATAGATACACTCAATGTATCTTGGTTTGTCGCTGTCTACGTTCATACTGTTTAAACCTCCTCATCTTCTGGATATTGTTCTTCATAGCTTTTGAATCTTATGACCTTTGCCTCGTGGATTTCTTCATGCCACCCCTCAAAATAGTCCTCGTTCCTGTTGGCTATGTGTTGGTTCTCATCAGAGAAAGCATATCGCTTTGCCTGAGTTTCGCTGTCTGCATCTACTTCTATTGTTGCGAAGTAGTGCCTTTCTATTTCTATTAAATATGTTCCTTCTTTACTCATAACGTTTAAACCTCCTTGTATATAAAGTTATGTAAAATTTTCAAAGCTTCTGAAATATCTTCTGTATCTTCATAAGCCCATTCTATTTCTCTGTTGCATACATCCACCACCACTTCAAAAGCTTCTGCTGTTGTCTCTGGTATGTCGTATCCGTTTTCAGTCTGTCTACTCATAGTGTTTAAACCTCCTTAAGTTTTTAACTTCTATATATTTTAACATTCATTCTTCTAAAGTTCAACCCCAAGCCTTGCCTATCTGTATAAATATTATACTTAGTAATTGAATCTCTTGCGTAAGTCTTCACTCTAAATTTAAAGCCTAACATATTGATATGCCTAAACTTTTTCTTCGGTGTGAAAGTATCTCTGTATATTTTAATCATAGCGTTTAAACCTCCTTTAGTTTTTATATTGCTAATAGTTCATCAACCAAAGCATGTAAAATAATTTTTAATTCTTCTACA